TTTAATCATTTTTGCGACAGTCTACGTTACGGAATCTATAATAAACTAGCCAGACCTAATTATGGAAAATATGCAATCAGGTAAAGTCTGTCTTAAATGTGATAGACAAATGACTCCTACAGGCTCATTACAAAATGGCTTTTATTTCTACTGTCCTAAATGTGGAGATGTTAAGTTATGTCAATAATTTGTAATTGTGAAAAACTTTTAGTAACTTTAGGTTATGAGAAATAAAACTAAATGTGACAACTGTAAAAAACTAAACGACCCAGACAACTTTTTATGCGAGTACTGTGGGTTTGATTTTGAATTACAATTATCATATAACAAATGGGGTCTTCCCGAATTAACACAGAAAATTAAATAATATGTATTACTACGCTACTACGCTAGACGATCTAGCAAAATTAATTACTAACCCAGACTTCAAAGTAATGGATGTCTACGGTGCAAAGCCTGGCTCAAAAGAATATAAATCTGGTAAAGGATTCTGGAGAGTACAAGGCAGATACATTAATAAAGGGGACGCATGAAGCGTCCCATTAACCTTAAATAAATAATTATGCCAATATCAAACGAAATATTTGAAACCTATAGACTCCAGGAACGAGCTAAAGAACAAAATAAAGCTGTAAGGCTTTTAGCTTCTCAAGGATACACTATAGTAGATTTAGAAGGAAATATTATTAACAAAACAAACTATAAAAAATAAATTATGACAAAAGAGAAATTAGACGACTTTATTAGTTTTTATGCAGGACTAATAATTCAATTTAGTACTATAGCATTTTCAACAGCTTTTATGATTATAACTGTTATGACTTTAAGTAAACTACTGTATAATATTTTTAATATGTTATTCCTGACCTAATGACTGAGCAAGAATTTCATATCAAGAATAAGAAAAGAGTGATGAGACAATATAGAAGTAATCAGGGCAGAAGCCCTAGAAAGGTAGGAACAACTTTTCGAGTTCTAAAACTTGCGTTTATAATTTTTTGTTTGGTGGTTTTGTATTTCATAATAGCAAGTAGAATATAATTCTAATAATTTTGTAACTTAGTTAAGTTGTTTTAATTTAGGGTAGTCGAAAGGCTGCCCTTTTTTATTTTAAAAAAATTAATTTATACGTTATATAATTATGGAACTAGAAATCAATGTACCTACTAAAATGCAGGATATTACTTTAGAGCAATATCAGAAGTTTCTAAAAGAATGTACAGATGAAAGTTTGTCAGAAGAAAAGATAGCCATTAAGATGCTAGAAATATTCTGCGGACTACCTATTGACAACACATTACAACTTAGAATGAGTGATGTATTTAGTGTTTGCGAACAGATCAATACAGCTCTAAATGAAAAGCCTCCACTTATTAGCAGGTGGAAATTTGATAAGCTAGAGTTTGGATTTATTCCTCAGCTAGACGATATGACTTTTGGAGAGTACGTTGACGTAGACACTTACATAGTAGACTGGGAAAATATGCATAAAGCTATGGCTGTTTTATATAGACCTGTGCTCCAAAACTATAAAGGTAGTTATGAGATAGAGGAATATAAAGGAGACACTTACTGGGACTTAATGAAGCAGATGCCTCTTAATTTAGTTATGGGTTGTATGCTTTTTTTTTGGAATTTAGAAAGGGACTTAGTGAAAGTTATGAGGAGCTCTTTGAACAAGAAGGAGAACCTGACCTCTCAAGAGAAGCTAACTTCAATGTTAAATACGGTTGGTATCATTCCCTCTGGAGACTCGCAAACGAAGACGTAACTAAACTAGATGAAGTGACTAAGATAAATTTCCATAAGTGTTTAAGTGCTTTAATGTATATAAAAGAAAAAAGTAATTTACAGTTAGCTAGAATTAAAAATAAAAAATAAAAAAATGAGTAACAAAAGAGGAATAAGAAGTTATTATTTAATAATGGAAAAGCTAGAACAACAGTTGTTAGCTAGTCCTTTTGTAAAGTCTGTAACCTATGGAGACATATCAGACGTTGACTTAAGAAAGCAAACTATATTTCCTTTGTCTCATATCATTACTAACAACGTAGTCCAGAGCGGACAAGTACTGACTTATAATCTAACTATTCTTTTAATGGATATTATAGACATAAACAAAGCTGTAGTAGTAGATCAGTTTACAGGAAATACAGACGAACAAGATATTCTTAACACTCAACTAGGCGTAGGGAATAGACTCGTTGAACAAATGAGATCAGGTCAATTATTTAACGATATGTATCAAGTAAGTTCTGACGTTACTTTTGTTCCTTTTTATGATAGGTTTGAAAACGAGTTAGTAGGTTGGTCTATGAATGTAAGCATAACAGTTGAAAACGATATTTATATATGCTAGATGAAGTCAAAATATTATTAGAAGACTATGCTGAAAGAGTTGTAAATGCTGCTAAAAATAATTTAGCTAAAACAGATAATGCAAATGGAGAACTTTACAATAGTTTAAAAAGTGAAGTCTCACAAACAGACGATGACATAACAGTAACTTTTCAAGGAACTCCTTATGCAAACTTTTATGACCAGGGAGTCCAGGGAGCAGACCCATCTAAAATGCCAGACGGAGCAAAGCATAGATTCAATAGAGCTCCATTAAGTAAATTTAGATTTGGAACAGGAAACTTTAAAGGACAAGGCTCACTAAGAGGAGCTATAGATCAGTGGGTAGTTCAGAAACCAGGACTTAGTAATGTAAGAGACGACCTAGGTAGATTCATTCCACGTAAGACAATGGTCTTTTTAATTTCTAGAAGTATATATTTAGCAGGATTAAAACCTAGTTATTTCTTTTCTGACCCTTTTGAATTTTACACAGAAAGACTAGAAAGAGAACTAGAAGACGCTCTAGACAGAGATGTTCAACTAGCAATCTCTCAAACAGATGAAACTAACGAATTAATAATAACAGTAAACTAATGGCAGCAATAGCATTAAGAAGCCCTCAATACAAATCAATAACAGCAGGAGCTAACGCAGCTTATGCAACCTGTTCAATAACAATAAATGGAGCGGCTAGTCCTCAATACGTTTTAAGAAAAGACACTAGTCCCAGTGCTACTGTACTTTTTGAAATCTCTGAATTATGTTTAGATTTTTTAGACATTTCTTTTGACGGTACGTATACAGCTCAAACATTAACCATATCTACAGTAGTAAATGCTTACACTAGTTCAGACTCATTAATAAATGGTTCTACTTTTACTGACATAGGATATGATGCCTACGGAACTTTTATGGAAGGAGATAATCCTACCGTGCCTTTTGGTTCACGTCCTACCTGGTTAGTAAGCGGAGACCCTGATCATACAACAATAAATAATGAATATTATATTTATGTACCTAACTCTACAGCAGGTTCAGTTCCTTATATTAATGCCACACCAACAGATCAACCTACAATGGGTTATCAAAGCTACGGAACTTCAGATGTTGAAATAACAGGAAGTCCTGCAGGAGTAAAAATGAATATTGAAAGAGTAGACTGTACTAAATACGGAGACGGTCACAAAATAACATTTGTCAATAAGTATGGAGCTCTACAAGACTTATGGTTTTTCTTAAAATCAGTCAATACTACTACAACAAAAAAAGAACAATATCAAAGAAATATAATAAGCTCGACAGGGACTTATAGTGTTAATCAACACACTAAACAAGTCTATAACGTTGTAGCTAATACTAGCTTTACTCTAAGTTCTGGATATTATCCTGAATGGGCTAACCAATGGTTTGAGCAATTAATGTTATCTGAAAAGGTTTGGCTTACTAGAACTAAACCTACGAATCCTAGTCAAACAGAAGTTGTACCTGTTAATGTTAGAAAAAATAATCTAGTAAAAAAGACTGTCTTAAACAATAAACTAATAGAATACACATTTGATTTTGATATGTCATTTGATTACATAAACAATGTTAGATAATGCAAAAACTACAATTATTTATAGGCGGACAAAGAGTTGATCTTTTTAAAGATGAGACAGTAACTATAAACCAAACTATTCAGAACATAAAAGACCCTGGTAAAATTTTTGTAGAATTTACTAAAGACTTTACTATACCTGCTTCTAAGACTAATAACCAGATTTTTAAGCATTATTACAACTATGATATTTCTACTAACTTTTACGATGCTAGGTTTAAGACTGCGGCTGAAATACAATTAAACAACATACCTTTTAAAAATGGTTTTGTAAAACTAGAAGGAGTAGATTTAAAAATTAATAGTCCCTATGCTTATAGAATAGTATTTTACGGAAATACAGTTAGCTTAAAAGATTCTTTAGGAGAAGCTAAATTACAGGAACTTGACTTAACTTCTTATGACTTAGATTATAATATGACTACTGTTAAAGCTAGACTACAAAATATATCTAATCATATTGTAGCACCACTTATAACGTCAGGAGCAAGTAACGAGGATGACCCATTAAATCCTTCTAGGTTATTTTATAATAGTGCAACTTCATCTCACTCAAACGGAACAGGAAACTTATTTTACCATACAGGAAGCTCTCACGACCACGGTGTTTTATGGACTGACTTAAAGTATGGAATAAGAGTTCACAAAATAATTGAAGCTATAGAAGCTAATGCTAATTATGGAATAACTTTTACAGACGATTTTTTTAATACTACAAATACGTCTTATTATAATTTGTTTTTATGGTTACACAGAAAAAAAGGTAGTGTACAACCTGCAGAACAAGTAGAGAGTTTTCCTACTCAGGTTACAGACTTTGATTTAGCTCAACAAAGAACAACAATGTTAAACGGAACTACCTTAGAAGTTTACACTTCTTGTAATCCTTACGCTAGTGCTTCTTGTCCTAATACTTCTTTGCCTTCTATTAGTCAAAATTTAATTTTTACTACTACAAATACTACAGATTCTTACGATGTTATAATTTATAGAAATGGCGTAGTTTGGTCAACACAAAATAATATACAAGGCTCTAGAACTTTTACAAAGGCAGATATGCCTATAATGGATGAGGCGGCTTATACAGTCACTATATTTGTAGCTTCAGGAGTTACTATTACTTTCAGTCAGGTCAAATGGGAATTGGCAGGAATTTTTAACGGTACTCCCTGGACTGAAGACTATCCTACTACAACTTCATTTGACGCTACTGCAACTTTTAGATTTATAGTAAGTCAACAGATTCCTGAAATGCGTATTCTAGATTTTCTTACTTCTATATTCCAGATGTTTAATTTAACGGCTTACGTAATAGAAGACAATGCAGACCCAGATGTGGGTAAAATAAGAGTACAACCTTTAGATGACTTTTATAATGATTTTAATATTTATGATATTTCAGAATATGTAGACGTCAACTCTAGTTCTGTAGATTCAGCTTTACCTTATAGACAAATTAGTTTTAGTTATGAAGGAACAGAAACTTTTTTAGCAAAACAATACGATCAGTTAACAGGTAAACTATGGGGAGCTGCAAACTTTACAGGAGACTCTACTACTACAGGAGATTCTTTTGACGGAAATAATCAAAGATATGATATTAAAATTCCTTTTGAACACTTACTGTATGAAAGATTAGTAGACGCAAATCCTACTCTTACTGCTATAACAGGTAAAACTTCTATACAGTACGGATATTTTGTAGACGATAATCAGGATGCTTACTATGGAAAACCTTTATTGTTTTATCCTGTTTTTATAGATGACAATGTGGCTAATTATAAAGAGATTTCTTTTAGAGAATCTACAACGAGTCATACTCCAATAACTCAGTATTATATTCCTTCTAATAGTGTTAGTACAAGTACCGCAACTAGTACAAGTAATATAAATTTTTATCAAGAAACTAATGAGTATAGTCCTAGTGAGAGTTTTAGCGGAACATTATTTAATAACTATTACAGAGAATACATAAGAAGTATTTTTAATATTAATAGAAGGCTTATAAGTGTAAAGGCTTATTTACCATTAAAGATATTATACAAGCTAAAACTTAGTGATATATTTTTAATTAATAATAGAACTTTTAATATAAACACTATACAAACTAATCTCCAAACAGGAGAAAGTAATATTGAGTTATTAAATGACTTTCAACAAACTTATTTAGTATTAACAAATGTATTTTATCAGAATGTAGGTAGAGACGTTTATTATCAGTCTAATGTAGGAAATGCAGAAAACTTAAAAAACGGAGACGTAATTTATGCAGACGTAGCTTTAACTATACCGTTAGGAGCAGGAACTTATGATCAAGCAGGAACAGCCCAGACTACAACTCACTGTCCTAATAACGGAAGCGTAATGTTTATGACACTTAACTCAAGCGGAGCAATAACGGCTATAGGATGTGCTTTCCCTTAATATAAAATTATGATTAAAAATATAATAGAATTACTAAAATACGCAAACGGAGAAACTGAGAATATCAGGTTTGCACAGGGAGCAAAAAAACTTCCTACAAATTTTAAAGAAGCAAAAGACAAACTAAAAAAAGAAATAAAATGGCAGTAGCAAAAGTTAAAGTAGAAGGAGCTAAAGAAGCTGAAAAAGAAATAAGAGGCGTACAAAGTGCGTTAGACAATTTTAATAAAACTGTATCAAAAAATAGAGACGCTACTAGATTATTAGATAGAGCTACAGGCGGAGCAGTAACTCAATTCCAGGATTTACAAAAAGGTCTTGTTCAGGGAGTTTCAGGTATTAAAAACTTATCTCTTTCTTTTAAAGGTTTAAAGGGTGCAATAGCAGCGACAGGTATCGGACTTATAGTAGTAGCCCTAGGAACTATCTACGCATACTGGGACGATATAAAAGAGGCTATTAGCGGAGTATCTGCAGAAACTAAAACTTTATTAGGACTACAAGAAGAACAGGTTAAAGCTAGTAATGATTTGTATGCAAACATAACAGGTTCTGAAAACATATTAAAACAACAAGGTAAAACAGAAAAGGAAATTCTTGATCTTAAAATTAAAGCTACAGATGAAACTATAACAGCTTTAGAGGCTCAGCTAACTACTCAAAAAGCAGTAAAACAAGCTCAAATAGATACAGCAAAAAGAAATAAAGATATATTAGAAGGCATTTTAAAAATGCTTAGTCTTCCTTTATTTTTATTGTTAGAAACTATAGATTCTGTAGGAAAATCTCTAGGAAAAGATTTTGGTTTAAGTGAAGGTTTATACGGTAGTTTAGCTAACTTAATATTTGACCCAGAACAAATTAAAATTGAAGGAGAAGAAAGTATTAAAGAAACTGAAAAACAATTACTGCAACTTAAAAACAGAAAAGCAGGGTTTGAAAACAATTTAACTAATATAGAAAAAACAGAAGCAGATAAAAGGTTTGCAGAAAAACAAAAACAATATCAAAAAGAGTTTGATGCTTATAAAAAACATTTAGAAGAAATGACTCAACTTACTATAGACGATATAGAAAGACTAGGTCAAATTAGAAAAAGTTATAACGATAAAATAGATGCTCAAGCTGTAGTAGATGAACAAACTAGAATTGATCTAGATAGAGAAAAGGCATTAAAAGAAATTGAAGAGTTAGAAATTGCAGAAGGGCTAAAAGGAAACGCAAAACTAGCAGTAAATACTTATTACGATAATTTAGAAAAGGAATTAAGAATTAAAAATGCTCAAGAAAAGTTAGATTCAGAGTTAGCGTTTCAAGAAAAGGAAAGAAAGTTTGCTCAGGATACTTTAGATAATACTGCTAGATTATTAGGAGAGGAAACTAAATTAGGAAAAGCAGCTTTACTAGCAAAACAATTATTAGCGGCTCAAGCGTTTTTAATTGATATAGGAGCGTTAAAAAATAAAGCTAGTATTGTTTCTGCAGAAGCAGACTTAGATGCTGCAAAAGGCGGAGAAGCGGTAGCGAGTGGTCTAGGAGAAACTTTAAAACTAGGTTTTCCAAAAGCTATTTTACCTTTAATTGCTTATGCCGCAACTGCTGCAGGTGTTATCGGTGGAATTATTAGTGCAGTAAAAGGAACAAAAAAAGTTGCAGCTAGTGTTGGTGGAACTTCAGCTGCAACTCCACAAGCTCAAAAACCTACATTTACTCCTCCTGCTTTTAATATTGTAGGTCAAAGTAGTACAGACCAATTAACTGAAGCTATTACAGGACAAACACAAGAACCCATAAAAGCATACGTTGTAAGTAACGATGTAACTACAGCTCAAAGTCTGGATAGAAATATAGTACAGGGAGCGACCATAGGATAAAAACAAAAACTAATTAAAAACCGTTATACTAATATGAAAATAGTTGAATTAATAATAGACGAAGAAGACGAGTTTGGAGGCATAGATGCAATCAGTATCGTAGAAAATCCTGCTATAGAGGAAAATTTTGTAGCATTAAACGACCAAAAAGAAATAAAATTACAGTCTATAGACGATGAGAAAAAAATTCTTATGGGTGCATTATTAGTACCTAATAAGACTATTTACAGAAAAGATGGCAAAGAAGAATACTATATCTACTTCTCTAAAGATACTGTAAAAAAAGCTAGTGAGTTATTTCTAATGAAAGGCAAACAAAACAATGCTACACTAGAACACAAATTTGATATTGAAGGATTAACTCTTGTAGAGTCCTGGATAGTAGAAGACCAACAAAAAGATAAAACTGCTTTATACAATATGGATGTTCCTGTAGGAACTTGGATGGGTGCTGTAAAAGTAAACAATGATGAAATCTGGAATGACTTTGTAAAAAATGGTTCTGTAAAAGGATTTTCTATAGAAGGATTTTTCTTAGACAAAGAAGAAAGACCTAAAGAAAAATTTAAAGACAATTTAAAGTCAGAAATTAAGGCAGGAGTAAAACTACTAAGAATTAAAAAACTCATTATAAAAAATGCCAGTAAGAAAAAAAATAAATAAGTCAAACAGAAGAGGACAAGCTCAGCCTTATGCTGCAAGGTGGAATCCTGCTAGTCCTAGTAATAGTTCAAGAGCGTGTTACTGTAAAGACCAGAACACTTATTCCAGGGAGTGCTGTGACGGTTCTCTATGGGCTCAGGGTATAGGTAGAATTACTGGGTAAAATGCAAAAAAAATAAAGTTTTCGTTATAACTATATGAATGCTATAAACAGGATTAATAGTAAGCTATTTAAAGACAATTTAAACTTTCGGTTAATATTAACAGAAATTGAAAAGTCTAAAATAGAACTAGACAAATATCCTTGGGACGAATGTATAGCAGATCAAACTAAAAGATACGGAGAAGAAGCAGCTCCTAAAATCTGCGGATATATAAAGGAAAAATATGGCAATTAGATTTAACCAAGTTATTTTAGATAAATTAAAAAAGAATAGAACTGAGCTTTCTAAAAAAGTAGACCTTTCACTAGTAGACGATATTGACAGTAGCGAAGACTATTTTATGCAATCTTACGATGAAGCTAGTTATGGTGCAGATTTCTTAAATGAGTGGATAGACAAAATTAACGACTTTAATACTGAATTAAGTATAGCAGTAGATAATTATATACTTAATGGAGCTGCAAGAAATTTAGAAGAAGAAGCTGAAGTTATGAGAGAATACATATTAAAATTAGAATCAACTGCAAACGATTTAGGTGTAAATCCTGACGAATTAATAAGAAATTATGCGGGTATAACTCAAGCATTAATGGATAGTGAAAATGTAAGAGAAAGATTCCAAAGTGCTTACGATGAATTATTATATGAAGCTAACGAAAGATTTGGTCTTAGTAATTTTATGAAATAATATGAAAGCATTAAAAAACATATTAAATAAGTTATACTCTGAAGACAACGGAGTTTTTGCTATTCTAAAATCAGAAAACAAATTAGAGTTATCGGCTTTAAATGATTTGGATAGTGCTTTAGATAATGCTGAAATTTATAGTAGAATAATTAATATAAACGAAGCTACTAAAGATTCTCAAGATTTAATTGATAAATATAATACTCTAAAGTCTGAAGCAGAAATACACTACAATAATTATGAGGTTATAGAAAATTGGTATTCTACTTTAAAAGACTCTATAGATACACTTGAAGAAAAACTTAACGCATACCAGTTTTTATCTGACGAATTAGGAATAGACCCTAAAAATTCTGAATCATATAATTATGGAGACAGGTTACTTTTAGATATGCAAGACGAATACAGAGAATACGATAGTAATTATAATACAATATCTGAAGCTATGAGAATAGCTAACGAAATTTAAAATAAACATTAATAATTAAATAATAAATAATGAAAGCAAGTGAAATGTTAAAAAAGATCAACACACTCTTAGGAGTTCAGGTTGAACTAGAAGAACTTATCCTGGATAACGGTACTAGAATATTTGCCGATAGCTACGATAAGGGAGAAAGCGTTTTTATTGTCACTGAAGACTCAAGAGTTCCTTTACCAGAAGGCGAGTATATGATAGAAGACGGTAGAATGTTAATAGTAAAAGAAGAAGGCTTAATTGACGAACTAAGATTAGAGTCAATAGACGAAGCTGAAGAAGAAGGTTACAAAGACGGAATCAAAGACGAAAAAGAAGACATTAAGGAAGACTTAGAAGAAGAAGAAATTATCGTTGAAGCTCCTGAAGAAGTAATAGACGAAGTTGGAGATATAGTTGCTGCAGTTGTAGAAGTAGTATCCCCAATTATCGAGGAAGTAAAAGAAGAAATTGAAGAGCTTAAAAAGAAATATGGCGAAGTAGACAAGGTAAAAGAAAAAATGTCTAAGACTCCTGCTAGAAAACCTTTAGCTCACGCACCCTCTAAACAAAAAAATGAAGGGTTTACGTATGGACAAAACAGACCTCAAACAACAATGGATAGAGTTCTGTCTAAATTAAATAATATCAATAAAAAATAATAAAATGAAAAGAAATGTAAATTTAGCTACTACTACTAACATTACTACTACTTATGCAGGAGAGTTCGCAAATCAATATATTGCGGCTGCTCTTTTATCTGCTAGTACTATCGAAGATGGTGGTATCTCTGTAAAACCAAATATTAACTATAAAGAAGTTATTAAAAAAGTATCTACTAACAATTTAGTAGTTGACGCTACTTGTGATTTTTCTCCAACATCTACAATAGATTTAACAGAAAGATTACTAGAGCCTACTAACCTACAAGTTAACTTACAATTATGTAAGCAAGACTTTTTATCTGACTGGGAAGCTCAAAGTATGGGATTCAGTGGGTTCAAAAACCTACCTCCTTCTTTTGCTGACTTTATCTTAGCTCACGTTGCTGCAGAAATTGCACAAAAAACAGAACAAACTATCTGGTCTGGTGTTAATGCTAATGCAGGAGAATATGACGGACTAGTAACTTTAGCTGCTGCTGACGCTACTATTCCTGCTGCTCAAAAAATTGCTGCAGTTGCAGGTGGTGTTGACGCTGCTAACGTAATTGCTGAAATGGGTAAAGTTGTAGATGAAATTCCTTCTGCTTTATACGGAAAAGAGGACTTATACTTATATGTATCTCAAAACGTAGCTAGAGCTTATGTAAGACAATTAGGAGGATTCGGAGCAAATGGACTAGGAGCTAACGGTGTAAACAATATGGGAACGCAGTGGTGGAACAATGGTTCTTTATCTTTTGACGGAGTAAAAGTATTTGTAGCTCCAGGAATGGCTAACAACACTATGTTTGCTGCAGAAAGATCAAATATTTTCTTTGGAACTTCTTTAGTTTCAAATATGAATGAAGTAAAACTTCTAGATATGGGAGACCTAGACGGTTCACAAAACGCAAGAGTTATCGCAAGATTTTCTGGTTCTGTAAACTATGGTATCTCTTCTGACGTTGTAGTTTATTCTTAATAAATTAAATTAACCAAAATTTAGGGTAGGTGGGGTCGACCTACTTACCCTTTTTTTTTAAAAAAATATAAATATGAGCTGTTCAATATTATCAACTGGTAGAAATTTACCTTGTACTAAAGGAGTAGGAGGAATAAAATCTATCATTCTAGTTGACTATGGTTTACTAGGAGACTTGACAATTACAGGAGCGGAAGTGACTGCAATTAGTTCAACTCCTTCAGGTTATGAGTATTTAGTTAAGCCAGGTTCTTCAGGGTTAGAGCAAACGATTACTGCCTCTGCAGAAAATGGAACTGTATACTATGACCAAAATGTCAACGTACAATTTCAAAAATTAGATAAAGAAACTCAAGCTGAGTTACAAGATGTAGCTAAAGGAAATCCTCACGTATTCGTGCAAGACTTCAACGGAAATTATTTCTTAGTAGGAGCGTACAACGGTGCTGACACTTCAGCAGGGACTATTGGAACTGGAACTGCATTAGCAGACTTTACAGGATTCAATATGACTTTTACTGCTCAAGAGCAACTTCCTGCATTTTTCTGTGCAACTGGAGTTATAAGTGCAATTACGATAGGAGCTTCTATTAGCCCATCATAAAATACTATTCTGTGTTTAATTAAATTATAGGGGGAGAAATCTCCCTATTTTTTTTATAAATAGTATAGATGCAAAATAAATAAAAAGCACGTTATACTATAAAGCAAGAAATGATAGTTTTAACTACTCAAACTAGTGAGCAAACTTTTAATGTTATTCCTAGAGAATATGTAACGGATGCTACAATATGTATTAGAGACGAAAGTACAAACGAAGAGATTTGCGTATTAACAACAGGTGCGGAATGGAACACTAATACTTTTGAGTGGCAGTTAGCTAATTATGACTGGGAGGATGAAGCAGGAATAGTAATTACAAATGATTTGATGTATATTACAATGAATTTAAACTTAATTGAAGGTAGATTTTACGATCTTAAAATTAGTAATATTAGCGGAACAGTTATATTTAGAGATAAAATTTTCTGTACAGATCAAACTATTGACCAGGCTACTAATAATTATTATGATATGAATTTAGGACAGTATACTATAAACACTTCAGGAAATAACGATTATATAATATATTAAAATGGATTATAAATTTTTACAATTAAGCACGTATACAACTCCAGAAATAAAAGAAGTATCTAATCAGGACTGGATAGGTTACGGAGCTGACAATGATTACTTTCAGTTCCTTATAGACCGTTACAATGGGTCTGCGACAAACAATGCTATTATAAACGGAATCTCTGCTATGATAGTAGGAAAATTTCTAGACGCTACAGACTCAAGTCAGAAGCCTGAAGAGTATGCACAAATGAAATCTTTGATTTCTGAACAAATGCAGCAGAAATTAGCTAGTGACTTAAAACTAATGGGTCAATGTGCAATGCAAATTATTTACAGTCAAGACCATTCTAGAATAGCTCAAGTAGAACACTTACCAGTAGAAACTTTAAGAGCAGAAAAATGTAATGAAGAGGGAGAAATACCTGCTTACTATTATTACTATGACTGGTCAGAATATAAACAAGGAGACTACCTGGAGCGTTTACCTGTGTTTGGTTCGTCTAAACAAGAAATTGAAGTATTATATATAAAACCTTATAGAGCAGGGTTTAAGTATTACAGTCCTGTAGATTATCAAGGAGGAATCCAATACTGTGAACTAGAAGAGGAAATTGCTAACTATCATTTAAACAACATTATGAATGGTTTAGCTCCTAGTATGCTCCTGAACTTTAATAACGGAACTCCAACAGAAGAGGAAAGAAATATTATAGAACAAAAAATAGCTGCTAAGTATCAAGGTACTAGTAATGCAGGAAGGTTTATCCTGGCTTTTAATGACTCTGCAGATTCGGCTGCAACTATGGAGACAGTTCAGTTAAGTGACGCTCCTCAGCAATACGAATTTTTATCTACTGAGTCAATGAAAAAAATAATGGTAGCTCACAGGGTTACTAGTCCTATTTTATTTGGAATAAAAGATATGACAGGTTTTGGAAATAATGCAGATGAAATTGTTACTGCTAGTACGCTTATGGATAATACCGTTATAAGACCCTTTCAGCAGATGTTATTAAATGCGTTTGATGAAATACTTGCCTACAACGAGATCGTCCTTAATTTATACTTTAAAACGCTTCAGCCGTTAGAATTTAACGACCTGACTAATGCTACTAATAAAGAACAAATAGAAGAGGAGACAGGACAAAAGTTTTCTTTCTCTAAAATTATAGACGGAAAAGAGGCTTACGAGACTATAGAAGAGGCTGAGAATAAAGCTAACGAGATAGGTTGTATGGGTTATCACGAACACGAGCTAGACGGTAAAACTTATTATATGCCTTGTCAAGATCATACTGAATTAAAAGCTCCTTGTTGGGACGGATACGAGCAAATAGGAACAAAAATAAAAGACGGAAAAGAAGTTCCTAACTGTGTTCCTCTACATATTACAGAAGACTTAACAAAGGCTATCCTAGAAGAGTTAGAAGACAAAGGAGAAGACGAAGAAATGAAAGGTTATGAATTAATAGACAGTAGACCTGCAAATGAATATGACGAAATATTAAATGAGTCTTTAAATTTTGCTACAGACTTAGCTTCAGTTCCTAGAAGTACTCCTAACAAAAAAAGTTCTCAGGACACTAGTATATTAAAAGTACGTTACAGATACTACGGCAGTAATAATCCTCAAAGAGAATTTTGTCGTAAAATGTGGTCTGCTCAAAAAGTTTACAGAATGGAAGACTTAAACAAAGAAAGCTCTGCAAATTCTGAGTTAGCTCCAAAAGGTCAAAACACTTATAATCTTTGGTTGTATAAAGGAGGAGTTAATTGTCAGCATTACTGGGAGCGTAGAACATATTTAAAGAAAAACAATAAAAGAATAACAGTCGCAGAAGCTAGACGTAAAATTGCAGCTTTAGACCCTAGTCTAAAAAAAGAAGCACAAATAGAAACTAATGTTCCTGAAGTTGCTCAAGTTGCTCAGCCTAAAAACGACTGGTGGAGTTTAGACCCTAATTATAGAAAATAAGAAAAATGGCTACAGCATTATTTATATCAAGAACAGACTTAGTAAGAAATACCATAATTGATGGGTCGGTAGATACTGACAAGCTGCTGCCCTTTATTAAAATTGCACAGCAGATGCACATTCAGAACTATCTAGGTACTGAGTTATACAATAAGATTTCTACATTAATAACAAACGGAACTTTGACTCAAGCCGATAATCCAGACTATTATCATTTAGTCAATGAATATGTACAGCCTATGTTAATAATGTTTGCTATGGTAGATTTTCTTCCTTTTGGAAACTATGCTACTAAACAAGGTGGAACATTAAGACACAGGTCTGAAAATGCAGAACTGCCAACTAAAGATGAGATAGATTTCCTAGTACAAAAATATAGAGACTTTGCTGATTTCTATACTAGACGATTTATAGACTATATGAATTATAACGCTTCTACAAAATTTCCTGAGTACTACTCGAACAGTAATGACGATATGTACCCAGATACGGAAGCTAATTGGGTAGGTTGGGTATTATGAAAAAACAATATAACATTAAAAACAAGAACTTAAAAAAGTTAATAGTTTATCTAAAAAATTTAAAGAAATGAGTACATTAACAGGAAATAAAATTAGTTTAACATATAAAAGTTTAATTAAAACTTCAGATAATGATGTATTAACTGGAGCTTTAAAAGAACTGTCGGATGGGTTAGGGAATAATTCAGGTGTATTTCTAAACACAGGCGGAGACCTCAAGTCTACAGGTACGTTAGAGTTTTCTAACTTCAAAGCAACTGCTTATGCTGTGACTATCAATAAACTTGTTAATGAGGCAGACGGCATATCTAATAACGATAATGACACTTCCCTACCTACTTCGGCTGCAGTTAAGGATTATGTAGACACTCACGTAACTAGTCAGGACTTAGACTTTTCAGACGGAACGAATTCAGGAGCAGTCGATCTAGACTCTCAGGTTTTTGCTATAGTTGGAACTAGTAATGAAATTGAAACTGCTGCCAGTGGTCAACAATTACAAATAGGACTTCCTAACGATGTGACTATTAGCGGAACTTATACAGGTACTACATTTTCTGGAGACTTAAACGGAACTATTAATACAGCTACAACCGCAGTAACTCAAACAGCAGGAGACAACTCAACTAAGGTTGCTACTACTGCTTATGTAGACACTTTAGATGCGGCTAGTGATCTTGATTTTAGTGATGGGTCTGTTAGCAGTGCTGTTAACTTAAATACTCAAGTATTTTCTATACAAGGAACAAGTAACGAAATAACTACAACAGCTTCAGGACAGTCTTTAACAATAGCGTTAGATTCAGCAGGTGTTAATTTACCAGACGATTCTACAGCAATAACACAAACTGCAGGAGATAATTCTACAAAAGTAGCGACAACAGCTTACGTAGATGTACTAGACGCAGCTTCAGACTTAGATATAGCAGGAGACACAGGAACAGGAGACGTAAACCTAAACACTCAAACTTTAACATTACAAGGAACAACTAATCAAGTTATAACTGCAGTAAGTGGTCAAACTACTACATTTAGTTTACCTTCTACAGTACATAGAGACTTACAAGGAAACGTCACAGGAGACCTTACAGGAAATGCAGATACAGCTACAGCGTGGCAAACTGCAAGAGACCTTTCTTTAAGTGGAGAAGCTACAGGTACTTTAAGTAGCGTAGACGGTACGTCAAATATATCAGGAGCAGTTACTTTAACAAACTCAGCAGTTACAGGAAAAGTATTAACAGGACTACCAACTCCTGCTGCCGCTACAGTACAGCCTTCAGATTCAATACTAGAAGGTATTGGAAAATTACAGTCACAAATAAACGGCATAGCAAATGGTCTTCAATTCCAGGGAACGTGGGATGCTGCAACTAACACTCCAACTTTAAATAGTGGAGGAGGCGAAGTAGATTCAGGAACTACAACAGGACAAACTGCAGATAAGTTAATTGACTCTAGTCAAAATTTCTTAACTACAGTTAGCGTTGGAGACAAAGTAATAAATCAAGTTGACGGACAAAGTGCTTTAGTTACAAACGTAGACAGTAATACTTCTTTAACTTTAGATGCAGATATAATGTTAAGCGGAGAGGCTTATACTATTGACGCTAGTCCTTTTTTAGTACAAGGTCACTATTACGTTGTAAGTGTAGGAGGTACAACTAGTTTAAACGGAAATGCAAATTGGGCTATAGGAGACTGGGTTATAGCAGGTGCAGATAATATTTGGTCGAAATTAGATCATACTCAAATAGACGGACAAGGAACTCCAGGAAACTTACCTGTTTGGAATACAGCTACTACTTTAACTGACTCTATAGTTTCAGAAAGCGGAACGGCTTTAACAGTGACAGGTTCTTTAAGTACTACGCTAGGAGCTTCGGTTACAGGAGACTTTGCAGTAAACACAAATAAATTTACAGTAGCTGCAGCAAGTGGAAATACTGCCTTTACAGGAGATTTAGCAATCAATACAGACAAGTTTACAGTAAATGCTACAAGTGGAAATATATCAGTTGGTGGTTCAGGAACTTTTGCAGGTGATATTAATGTAGGTGCAAATACAAATGCTACAAGAAAAATATCATTATCAGGGGGTAGAGCAGTTTATGAATATGATACAACAAAAGGAACATCAGGTGCTATTGTAATTCAAGGCAGTGCTAATAAAGAAATTCATTTTGAAACTACTGCAGACAATGCAGATTTAATTATAAACAGTTCAGGTCAAGTAGGAATTGGCGGTACTCCAACTCACAAACTTTATGTGAGAAATGACGTAGCTGCAAGTACAGATTTAGACCCAACAACAATTAAGCTATATAATAATAATGATGGGGGTTCTGGAATTGAATTTTCTAATGCAGTTAGTGCCAATTCAAAAATATCTTTTGGTGTTGAAAGTACAGGTGCAGGAACAGATGACACATTTTTAGCATTCAGTACAAGTGCCAATACTACTCTTGCAGAAAGAATGCGTATTACAAGCGCAGGAAACGTAGGAATTGGAACTGATTCGCCTGATAATATATTACATATAAGAAATGGAGATACTACTTATGCTTCACAAGTGGGTGCAGATACAATGTTGTTTTTAGAAACCACTAATGTTAGTAATGCTTTACAATTTACATCAGCTAATACTGGACAACAATACATAATGTTTGGAGATGATGACCCAAATGCAGGATGGATTTCTTACAGCCATAGTGATAATAATTTAAATTTTAGAGTTAATGGTTCAGAAAAAATGCGTATTACAAGTGGAGGAAACGTAGGAATAAATGAAACAGACCCATCTTCAATTTCATCTGGTGCTACAACTTTACATATAAAAGGTACAGTCACTTCAAAAGCAGGGGGAATAAGATTAAGAAGTTCAGATAATTCTGTCGATGCTTATATTTATCCTGATTCGACTAATGGAATGACTAATGGTACTTTATCTAATCATCCTTATAGAATAGTAACAAATGGTTCAGAAAGAATGCGTATAGATAGTTCAGGAAACTCAAATTTTTACGGAAATATAAATATAAATTCAACAATTCCAAGAATAAATCTTACTGACTTACAACAAGATGACTGGGCAATTATAAATGATAATGGCATATTTACGCTTCAAT